CCCCCTTCGGGGGTCTCTGTGTCCGCGAGGGCACTTTACTTCTACGGAGGTCTAACTATTTTGGCTAAACGTGACTTTATCAAGTGGGCGTTGGAGAAAGGCTGGCTCATTCTTCCGCGGCGAAAGCCGCATAAGAATTTGTCTTGGCGTCTCTCTCGTAGAGCGCGCAAGAAGACATATCATGTCTCCGGTTCTATCTCCAGGTATCGCGAGAAAGCTTTACCCGGACACGACACCGGTGTAAAGAATATTCTTGCGGGTGTTACATTACTAGGTACATACCGTACCTATACTAATGGAATACTCACCTCGTCGAAGCTTCGAAAAGCAACGACGAATACGTCCGCTTCCCTTCACCAAGTGAAGACCTGGGATGAAAAACATCCCGGGCCTCCATATCGGTCGGGAGGGCCCTTTAAGAGCCTTGAATATCACGTTCCGACATCGGATTTGTCGAAGAGCGGTTCGTATAATTCTCAGGGTAATCCGAACATAAGTCCGGAACTGAGAACCTATACTGGGGTCTTTCGACCCTCGTCTGACTGGGGATCGGATAATAGTAATATTACCTTTCCCAATTCAGGCTTATCCGCTTTTCCTACACTTAGCCAATACCACTCTCGGGCTTGGGATTACTGCAAGCCTCAAGTTCCTAAGGCTGGCCTAGCTCAATTCGCAGTTGAACTGCGAGATCTGCCAGGTATGCTCGAAACTTCGGCCAATGACGCTGCAAACTTGTGGCGTTCTTTGGGCGGAGGCTATAGCTCGGTTATAATGCAACCAAAGCATTTAGCCGACAGCTTTCTGAACCACAACTTTGGTTGGGTCCCTTTCATTGGAGACATCTTAAAACTATATGATGTCTACAAAAACACGGAAAAGTATATCGAACAAACTGTTCGACATAATCATACGTGGATGAAGCGGGCGAGAGTGATCGAAGAGAGCGATACCAACACGCGATTAAATCGTTTCTATTCATCAGGAACGGAACCTTCCAATCTTGATGAAGATATGAAAGAGATTTGTCGCGATATGGTACTTGACGGTAATACATGTCGTGGCTACTGCGATATTTACTCACACTCTCTTACGAGAGTGTGGGCCGCAGGGTCTTTTATGTATTATCGACCGGAGTTTGATGATAACCTACTGGATTATTCGTCACAGTGGGCGAACGTACAACGTATGTTAACTATATACGGTGCACGCATCAATCCGACTCTCCTCTGGAAAGTTACGCCTTGGACATGGCTAATCGACTGGTTTACGGGCATCGGGAAATTCATCGAATTTCACGATGATTTCGTAACAGATGGAATCGTGTCACGATATCTCTACTGTATGAGGTCCGAAGAAAGTACAATCTCTAAAGTTTGTACTTTAAATTTTTACTCCGGTCCTCGTACCTTTACTTTTCAGCGACGAAGGTCGCTGAAGCAAAGGGAAGTAGCAGATTCGCCGTATGGGTTTAACCAGCCTTGGGGAGTTCTCTCCCTAAAGCAATGGGCAATCCTTGGTGCGATCGGGATAACCCGAACAAACTCAGGATTTATTTCTCATGGGGCATAGCCCGGAGAATGCACTGGAGAGTGCATCTCTCTTACTCATGAGTTTTACTCACTTACTTTTAGGAGATCATCCACATGGCGCTAGCCGATCCACAATCAATTACTGTTAACGCGGTGGCTCAATCGATGCCCC